AATACGGAAGCGCCAAGCATAAAAAATTAATAAAAGAATATATTAAATATGACCCATACTTTCCACCATCCAAAACACTATAAAGAGATGAGAGCTAAGAGCCGCAAGCTTCAAGCTGCAAGCGACAAGCCTCAAGCCTACCAAATCAACGATGATTTTTGCAAAGGAGATGAAGAAGAGCCACAAGCCTCAAGCTCCAAGCCGCAAGCTTCAAGCGTCAAGCTGCAAGCTGCAAGCTCCGACAACCCGGAAGCTACAAGCTCCCCGATCCGTGAACCAGGGACCAAGAAGTATTGAACAAGTTTCGAGGACCGCGGACCACGGGCCTCGACTAAGATAAATGTGTTCTTAGGATGTGATTTATGGAAGGCAATTTGGTGTGGAGAAAATCTAACTTTATTCCCCTTCGTGCACTTAAGTTCTAAAGTGAAAAAGTGGCCAGAATTATTATACCCCAATAGATCAGGAGTCCCAAGTGAGCTAAGGTTTTCAACCCTAGTCCACGAAATATCTTTAATATTTTTACGAACTTTCTGGTATAATTTAGCCTCTGGACCCATATGGTTTTTGAGGGAATGTCCCCCAACATTAATAATCTTTCTGTAGCTTATCTGGTAAAACCAGACTAGGTGGTTTAGCTGTTTTTAAAACTAATCTATGTGCTGTCTGACCTTTGAAGCCGATAATTGGAACAGCGTTTTCGTGTACTTCCATGCGTCTCACGTCATGAAGTTTGCCATCTACTTCAACAAAGATTGCCGCATTTTTTACTGCGTCCGATCCTCCGGTAAATGAACTTAAAAATTGTTGTAGGTCTTGTACTCTCATTATAATTTTTTTAATTGTTGTGTGTATGTAGAAACTTGATCTGCTAATCTTTTATTGTCCTTTTTTACTTCGTCAAGTTCTTTTTTAAGACTTGAGTAAAGAGTTCTAATATTACCATTCTCCTCTAATAATCTATCCATCTCTGTTTTATATCTAGCCTTCTCTTCAATATGTTTTTGAGAAAGATCATTAATGATTTGCTTATTTCCTTCTAATAAATTTTTAGTCTGTTCCCACTCAGATTCTTTTTGTTTATAAGCCCAAATTTCTTTCTTATGTTGTTCTATTATAAACGTTAAGTCTAGTTTTTCTTTATTTTCTGTCATAATTTATATTGACAATATAGGATAGTTCCCTTAAATTGTCAACTCAAACAAACATAATAAAGGAGTATTATGCAAAACTTAGAAAAACTAAAAAAAGAACTAGTATACGCGAACTATGAAGACCCAGATCGTGCAAGTATATTAGAAGTAAAAATAGAAAAAATAGAACGAGCTAAACAAATGAAAGAGAATGGTCATGATGATGAGACCATTCGTGCAGATGTTTGGAACCATCCTGATGAATGGTGTCAAGGTACTTGTGGTGGATTTAACACTTGGGAAGCTCACAACGCAGGTCTAGATATGTGTTGGAGTTGTAAGTACGAGGACATGGACTAGTGGGAGTTCCAAAAAGATTAACAGAAATGCAACAAAGGTTCGCCGAGTATCTAGTATTTGGTGGTCCTGATGGGCCTATGTCTAAACGTGAGGCAGCGGTTGCTGCAGGTTATTCACCTAAGCGTGCAATGCGTGAAGGATCAGAACTAACTAACCCAAGATACTCACCATTAGTAGTACAGCATTTAGGAAAATTAAAAGAAGAAAGACTTAAAAAGTTTGAGGTTAGCTATGAAGGTCACGTGGCAGAACTTTCACGTATCAAAGAGCTTGCTTTAAAGAAAGGTTCTTTCTCTTCTGCAGTAAACGCAGAAACAAATCGTGGAAAGGCAGCAGGATTATACATAGACAGAAAAATAATAAAAACAGGTAAACTAGAAGATATGACAGAAGAGGAATTACAAGCAAAAATGAAACAAATCCTATCCGATTACGAACCTCTATTGAGTGCAAAGACTGTTGAAGGTGAAGCGATTGAGGCACCTAAATCTTCTGAATCTTCTTCACTACCGACATCGGAATCATTGTCCGATCCCCAAAAGTAAAAGTACCATCATCTTCTCTATCATAGGAAGCAAATAGTTTAATTGCATATCTATCTTTGTTATACAACCAACCCTCATTAACAGGGAAACTTAATTTCATTCTATCAAATTGTTTTTCATCAGCCCAGCCAGAATCACTCAAGATATCAATCCACTCCACTCGGACTTTAGGAAAAGGCAATACGGAAGTTGTAGTAGTGACGTTTAATTTTCTTCTTTTCTTAGGCATAGGGGAGTCTTAACAGATATTTTTGGGGGCGTCTATGGATCATGGTAAGGTTGCGACCCCTTAGACCCTAAAAATATTTTTTTTCTCTAATTGCGCTAAAAAAACCTAAAAGGTGTCGAAGTAGGTAAATTAGCCATGTTATCCTCCTAGAACCCTTGGTATACGCTGTTTTTAACTTCGACACTTTGGGTGTCGAACAGGTGTCGCAGGGGTGTCGAAGTGTCGAGATTTTGTGGCCGAAATGTGGCAGAAATGTGCTAAATTGCCTTATTTGTACACTTTGGTCGCAGTTTGGAGTAAAATTGCGACACCTGCGACACCCCTGCGACACCCAGGGGTGTCTAACTTTTAAGGTGTCATTTTGCTACATTTCTACTATAATTAGTCCTTGGGCTTCTTGATCAGTGAGTCGCCGAACCTGCCTTTAAAGCCCCATGATCCGTGGTGCGTGGTCCATGAGTCGAGGTTCGCGTACAACTTGAACCCTGCTTCAGTCGCCAAATTACAAAAAGCAATGTCTTCACCTTTATAAATACCATCCTTAAAAGGAGTTCCCCAAAAATTCCACAAATATTTTCCCGCAGCATCTGTTTCAGTTCCAATCTCTCTATTAAACTTGGCTCTTGCCTCATCGGGAAATTCACACTTTAATTCAGGATATTTCTCCATTAAAACTTCAAAAACGTTGCGACTGATAAGCATTAGCCCCGCTGGTCCTTCTAGTATTTCAGCAAGATCCCAAGGTAATATGCTAATGGCCTTTGGATCCGGGAAAGATACAGTATACTCTTCAACCTGTGGTTTATTTTTGACTCTATAAGGTGTACAAACCAGGTCCTTTTTAGGAACAAGCATTCTAAGCACAGCTTCAGGATCAAACTCTACATCAGCATCAACAAATAATAAATAATCACAACCACTGTGTAAAAATGCACAGGTCAACATGTTACGAGCATGTGTGACATAACAAGTTTGAATAGATTTAAATTTACATTCAACTCCGTTCTTTCCCAAAGTCGAAAAAGTATTCAACAACGAAGTACAGGTTTGCACCTTCATCGAGTCGTAACAAGGCATTGCAATATATACACTAGGCTTTTTCAAATTGTTTTTCAAACTCCTTTGCATCAAATTTAACTCGTTCTTTCTCATCGAATTGTAATTCGTGGTACATGTCCAACCTCTTCAGCCACTTATGCTTATAAGATCTTAAGTCTATGTCCTGTATTTTAAATTCTTGATAATAAAGATCTGGAGTACAAATCATTATTACCGCCTGTCTAATAGTAGATCTATATACTTCATCGTGCGCCATCGCATACGCCGACGCCTGGAGATAGTAATCCTCAATCCACTCTATTTTCTTAGGTCTATTACTCTGTTTAAAGTCAACGATAGTTTCTAGGCCATTGTGCAGGCAGACAAGGTCAGTAGAGCCAGCGTATAACCCAGGGTAATGAAGCATAACTTCCGAGCCGTAGTATTCTTCCACATTTTCAAGACCCATCTCAATAACTTTTTGGGCCATGGGCTTCGCCTCGCATCCGATTGGCGTAAGATCATCGTAGCCAACTCCCGTGATATGATTTTCCAGGAATTTGTGCATGGCAGTTCCCCTCCTACCAGATAAATTCTTGATTCGTTCTGCTTCTTCTTTTCCAACTCTGTCCTTCCAGTCTTTTAAAAATTGTTGATTTTTTGTCTGTGCTAATACAGTAGTTACCGACGGAAGTCTAGAACCATTGAAGTCATAAACTCGATTTCCAGAATCAGGATCCGTGATCTGTTTTCCTTGTATATAGTTGTATTTATTAGATTTTTTCATGATTCAAGAAGTGATCTCCTTCAATTAATTCTATATTATATTTTTCAGCATATTTCCTGGCGCCTGGTGAATATTTTCCAAAAGCCATAAACATTAAAACTTTTTCTCCCTCTACTTTTTCCTCATCACAAGAAGCTTTAAATTCCTTCATGGCTCCTGGAGAGATGGGTTTGTTCCAATGTTTACATTGTATTAACAAAGTTTTAATAGGCCCTTCCTTATTCCAGGCTCTGATATCAATACCTCCATCATAGTTCTTTCTTTTATATATTTTCCAACCTCGTTCACTGATGTATTTGTCACAGTATTCTTCAAATTGAGGACCAGATAACGAACTTAGTTTTTTAGCTTCATCTAATTCTTTGTTATCAAAATAAAAATTACCACTTAAAGAACGGTGTCTGTAACGTCTCTCACGTTGAGGCATAGTTTTATCGCCCCACATACTTTGTTTTACATATGTTTCACCAGGATTTAAAATCATGTTTTCATTTTTAGCTAACAACAACTGTAATTTAGAAGGTTTACTTCCCGGAGGTAAACGTCTGGGGTGGGCCCTACGTGATCCACTAAATACTCTGGACTCAGCAAAAAAATCCTTATCTTGTTTTGCCTGGGTTTTGCTGTATTTTCTGTGGTATCTTCTTCTTGGCATCCAAATTTCATAAATTGAATCCGTATTGGAACCATAAGGTTTTCTTCTTCCTTGATACTGCATCGTACTGTCTCGGTCAATCAACACTTTAGAGTCTCTGATACATACAGCTATTTTAGTATATATTTCTTGTAAACAATCTTCTGAATAATTGTCGTTTAATTTAAATTGGTTCCACAACATGTATTTAAAGTCTACTTCTGTTTTTGAAAATATTTCAATAAAATAACGTTCTTCATGATCAAATAACAATACAGTAATAAAGTCTTCATATTCTCTAAACTTTAAAGAACTAAAAGTTAAGTCATGAGGAATTTCCCACACTCCATCATAAGGCATAAGATAACCTGTTTGAGACTCTATGGTCTCAACTAAAATGTGTTTATTTTTAAATTCAAATGTTTTTTTATCTTCCACATACTCCTGCTCTATTTCTTCTGGTGTTACAGTCATATGAGTATTTAATGAAGAATCATAAATATCAACATTGTTAATAATTTGTGAGTTTCTCATACATAAAGGAAAATTGTATTTATTTAGAACGTTAAATAGTAATTCACATAAATCTACTTTTTTCCAAAACAATAGACAGTCAGATTGAGTTTTATTTTCTATATCAATAAGAGTATTGTTGCATAAAGTTGTGCCTTTATTAGTATGGTAATAAAAAACAACCATTTTTAGGAGGTTCTTCTTGAAATACGCCAAATATCTTTTATCCGTATGATCGAGATTCTGTATCATTGACCACTCTAAACTTTGTTCAAGAGGAAAAATATCTTTCATATACTCCTGCTTTATTTCTTCTAATGATTTTTTTTCATATGCTTCGAGAAATTTCCAGCAATCATTTATTTCAGAAACACCCCCAAGAATGGCTTGTTCTTTTAAAGCACTTTTATAACCTGCATCTAATAGTTGTCGATTGCTATAAATGAATAGCTCGTTTTTTTTTAATGTTTCATCCTTTTGAGCCCCCACAAGATTTGCCCATACTTGGAAAGCTTTTGCGGTACTATCATAAAAATATTTAAATTTACCTGGTGGTAATGACTCTATAGGTTTACTTCTAAAGAATTTTATTAATTTATTTGCGTAAATATTATTTTTAAAAACAATTCTTGCAGCTTTGTTTTTAACAATCTTTGGAACTACTACATAAAAAACTAGTTGATTATCAAAATTTTTATGGTTCCAGTCTATTTGGCCAAAATTATGAAAACTTTCCTTAAACATTCTTACAACTATTTTTCCGTGGGTGAAAGTACTATCAGATTTCGCCTTTTCGTTAAAACCTAGTGCTAAACATGAATGATTTCCTTTTTCTACATCTGTGACTAGCATTATTCCGTCTTTATAGGGTTTAGCAAAAATATTATCTTTAAACTTAGGAACATCTGAATATTCTGAATAGTCAATTTGTACTTGGTGGGGTATAAATAAATTTGCTTGAGACTTGTCCCCCTTTTTTTTAGTCATTTCTAGTTGTCTATGTGCAAACTCAAATCCTTGAAATATAGTTTTTTTATTTCCTGCTTCAGGAAGTGTAAAAAAGACAGTGGTTACTTCTGGGGCTATATTTTCTTTGTCATGATAATTATCTCCTAACCTTATATCCTTCAAGGCATTAGATCCCCATTTTTTAAAATTTTTATTCTCTTGCTCTGTTTTTAATTGTCCCATTTTACCATAATCTTTTTCCATGTTTTCATGGTTTTCCTGGCGAACTTTACTTAGTAAAAAATCTTTTTCTAATGGATGGTTTATTGTATCTTTATTCATAATCTTTCATTGTGTATATATAGGATATTAGATGATGTTTGTCAATCCTTTATTTTTTCATGTTACAGAATCAATGCTCCAATTATAAATCCAACAGTAAACCCAATTATAAACCAAACTATTTCGGTTCTATAGTACAAGGACCATATTTGAATTTCAGCTTTTATGTTATTTATTATTTTTTTTACCATATAATTTATTCCATGACCAAACGTTAAGTTTACTTGACCAGTGATATATAAATTCTAAAAATTTTTTTCTCATTCTATATTCTCCACGGGTCCATATCGTTCGTAAACTATATCTAAAAAAGCTTTAGCCATGTTAGGTGTTATATTACTTTTAGCACAATTATATTTCCAAGTTGTAAAAATTAAATTTTCAGGAGAATAACCCTTTGTAGATAATATTCTATCTGTAGAAATATTGGTCATAACTGTTTTATATTCTCCAGGTTTATTTACACCTTTTATAGTAGTCATTTCTACACCTGTTGCAGGACATTTCATGCCATATCTAGACTTTTGTTCTAACCAGTGATTATAAAATTCATCAAAATCTTTAAATTTATTAATTAAATTTTTTTTTCTTGATGATCTTTTTATAGAA